ATCTCCTTCTCCGTCTCTGCGGCAAGAGATTCGATGTAGCGCCGCTCGGCAAGGTTGCCGGGCTCCCCAAGCTCCTCACCGCGCTCGTTCAGCGCGTACATATACGCAAGCTGGAATACGGGACGCTCAGGGATCAGGAAGGTAGTGTTGTCCGTCGTGCCGTCCGACGCCAGTCGGGCTGGCTTCGTCCAGAACATCAGCTCGATAACGCGAGATGCCGTAGGCGAGGGGTAGATTTCCATGAACAGGCGCCGACCGTTGGTGGCGTCTGCCTTGCGGAAAATCGTAAAGTAGTAGGGCTCCGTCTCCGTGCTGTCCCGATCAAGGGACTTCTGGTAGCGGAACGCCTCGGGGGAAAGGAAGGTAAGGGGCGACGGGCTGTCGTCCGCGTCGCTGTCGTACATATAGACTTCGGGCATATCGCCGTTGAAGAACAGCAGTTCCGAGTCTACCGAAGGAACGCGGGTGTCGCTGTTGCGGATGTTACCGCTGTTGTTGACCTTAGCGTCCAGGCGATACTCCACCGTACCGGCAGAGATGTCCACGTGGACAAGGTGCTTAAGGCTTTCCCACTTGTGCTCGTCCAGCACTTCCTCGTAGCAGTCTGCCACGATCTCTGCCAGGAGCTGGGAGTAGGTGTTATCCGTGGTACCCGTAACGGTGTCTTCCCGCAAACGCCGCAGGAGCCTGTTGACCATTTGAAGCTGAGTTGTTGCCATCTAAAGGCCCCTCCCGTTTGAAGGAAAACCCCCTCCCGAAGGAGGGGGCTTCGTCTTACAGTGCCTTAGCTCGGCACAACCACTGCGATACCTGCTTCCGGACGGAGCAGACCACCACCGAACAGGGTGTCAGCGGTGAAGAGGTCACCGAGCCATTCCTGCTTGTACTGGGTCTGGGTGCGGGGAGCGAGCTGCTCGATGAACACCACACCTTCCTTGTGGAAGTAGGCTGCTGCACGGTAAGCCGTGGAGCTGTCGTCTGCCAGAACCGTGGGGCAGTTGCTGGAGACGTAGACGGTGGCCCCGTAGAGGTCACCCACGTAGCCCGTGCGGGCTGCGTTGTCCATACCACCCTCACCGATCTCGTTCCAGATGGTGAAGCGGTCAATGCCGAGAATCTTGCGCTTCTCGACGGGCGGGATGACGAAAGCACGGCCCATGGAGGGCACGTCGTTGTCGTCAAGCTGCTGCATCATCAGACGCATACCTTCGTCCGTGATGGTGGAGCCGTTACCCGTGTTGGTGGAGGCGGAGCCGTCCCACGCCACAAGGGCGCTGCCGGAGGGCGTACCAATCACTGCCTTTGCGTAGTCGCTGGAGGCGGCGGTGGTGGGAGCGGCATCTGCACCTGCGAAACGGGCCATCTTGTCGTGAATGAAGGAGTCAACCTTCTTCGCGAGAGCGTAGCCAGCGTCGTCGGTGTAGAAAGCCCGCAGCGAGTCGTCGGCCTGCACGGACACGATGTCCTCGATCAGGCGGCTGTACTCGAAGTGCTGGTCGATCAGGTAGGCGGTTTGCGTCTCCTGGTTAGCGATCAGCGTGACTTGGGTTTCGGCTTGCTTTGCAGAAGCGTCGCCGCGGTTCGGACGGGGAACGTGGATCGTGTCACCCTTGCGACCACGATGGTTCATCGTGACGACAAGGGGCTGCATCACAAGGTTGGACTTGTAGGCAGCAATGATCTCGTCACTCCACAGCTCCGGTACAAACGCGGAGTTGGAGCGAGTCCGAGTGGCCGCAGTGGCCTCAGTAAGAGTTACGTGGTCAGTTCCAAGTGCCATTGTTAAGTGCTCCTAACTAAAAAGAGTCAATCGACAAGACGACCCTCGGCGTAAGCACGTGCAATATCAACCTGGTTTTCTTTCAGAAACTCTGTTGCCTTACGGTCCCCCTGCTTAGCACGGATACGTAAGTCCAGCAGCTTCTTCCGAGAGAAAGTGGTGTCCGACTCCGGGGAGTCCGGGCTACCGCTTTCCAGCATACCCTTAGCTAGATCCGCATCGCGTTCCGCTTTGCGCTCCGACTGCCTGGCTTGCTGGGCAAGTTGCTTCTTCTCGTAATACGAGAGGAGAACCTCTTCCGCAGCATCAAGATCGCCTTGGTCCCCTGCCATGACAAGGCGCTGGCGTACGGGCGTGTTCGCCCATTCCTGCACCCAGTTCACAAACTCGGGAGTTCTGACTTCATCTTGCCAGCCGTCGTACTTACTGTTCATCTGGCTAAGGCGGTCGTTAAACCGCTCTTGGTGTAGCTGTTGCTCCAGGCCGCTAACACGTTGGCTAACGACTTTCTCAATAGTCCCTTTCGGATCGTCGTAAAGGGCGTCAATTGAGATGTCTTCGCTTTGGGTCTCAGTTTGTTTAGACCCGCTTGCGGATTCCAGCGAAAGGAGTTGCTCAGAGAGCTTTCGATACTCACCCAGGTCGTTTCCTTGGCGACTGTAGGCTTTCTCCAGCTCCGTGTAAGACTTGATAACGTCCTCAATGGACTTATCCTTGAATCGGTCAGGAATCTCGATAGAGTTATCCGCTTGGCGGCTCTCCGAGGCTTCCGACGCCTCTTGGATCTCAGTCTCTAGCTCGTCCTCTTGCTTCCGGGCGTAATCTTCGTACTTCAGTGGCATAAGTGCCGACTCCTCTCTTAAGTTAGCGGGACGACAATGGTTTCCCCGCATAGATAAAAACGGTCCCGAGGTCTCGGATTGTCCGTTTCTTTACTTCTCAAGCTCTCGGCGTTTGTAGAACGCCTCACGCTCGTAGTCAGTCTTCGTCCCGTACCGGGTGTTATTGCTGTCTTTCATCTGGCCGTAGGCAAGCTTCTTGTGCTTCTCGTCCCAGCGCTTAGCCATGGTCGGGAAGTCCTTGTCTACGCCCATCCGAGGGTCCAGCATCGGTACAGAGCGAATCACTAATTGGGCAGTCCCGTCACACTTGTGGCAGTGATGGAAGTGCCGTTCTGCCGACTCTGCAAGCGCTTCAAAGAAGCGATCACAGTGAGGACAGTGGTAGTCATACATCCGCAGCATCGTCGCCTCCTAGAGCTTCCTCTTCGATCATGGCAAGCTGGTTTAGAACCAAGTCCTCCAGGTTTGCCACCATCCGGCATTGCTCTACGCGACCTTTCAGAAACTGTGTCTCTCCCCAATCCTTGGAATACAACACTGCTTCTTTTAGCTCTTCAGCGGATTGAAGTAGCTGGTTTACTACAATTCGCCATCCTGGCTCCTCAAAGACCTTCTGCATCTACGCGCACCTTCTGCGCTGCTACAGCCGCGTTTGACGCATTGATCTGGACCTTATCGTCTTCCAGATCGTCCTTCGTCAGCGTGAATTGGGTCTCTGCTTGTAGCTTGGCGATCTCTGCTTGCGCCTTGGCGTTCTCAAGCTCCTTCGCTTGCATTTCAAGCATCAACATCCGTTGTTGCAGCTCCTGCATCTGTTGCTGCATTTGCTGCTGCTCGGGGGACGGTCCCTCCGATAGCTGACGAATTGCGTTCATCAACTCTTCCTTGTTAGCGGAGGAGCTGTTCTCAAAGATGGCACGTACAACCAGCATGTGCGCAGGAGAGTTCGGCGGAATGTAACCAAGCATATTGGTCAGGTTCGTGTTCTCGACTTCCTTAGCCATGATCCCCATGGCGGAGTCGATACGGAACTTCATATCCACCGGATAACGCTCCGGGTCGTACTGCATATAGCGCCAAAGGCTCTTACGGACCAACGGTCCAAGGAACTGGCGCTCAATGTTTTGCATCGTGCGCTTGGAGCGCTTGATGAAGCCAGCTTGTAGCTGACTGATGCCACTGGCGGTGCTGTTTCGCGCATTGACACCAACAGGGGTTGCCGAGTCCATCGCCCCGGTTCCCATTTGGATCATCCGCTCCAGATCACCCGTGTGCTGGAAGGTGTTAGCAAGGATCGAGGGATTACCGAACTGTAGCGGCTCCAGGATCTCGCTAGGACGACCGCGGGTAAACACCGTCTTGCCGGGACGCACCCGGAAGTCTGCGTTGCGCGGTAGCCGTGATACGTCTGCCCCCATCATCGGGGCGGACATAAGAGCAAGGGCGTCGATACGAGCCCGCAGCTCTGCATCAAGGGCCTTCTGAGGGTTATAGCCTTTCTCAGCTACGCCTCGGCCCCAAAACTCTCCCGGCACGCTGTCGTGTTGATACGCGACGTAGGGCCGGTCCTTCATGCGGTAAGGATTCTCCACCGCACGTAATACGAAACCGTCTTCCGTAAGGGTAACAAGGGCTTCGACCATGCCGCTGCCCTTTGCGTCAGGTAGGAGCACCGCAGGCACCTTGCCCGCGTACTCAACTAGCTTGACGGAGCTGTCCCGCAGGTCCACGTTAGCCGTGATGCCCGTGCCGTCCGTATCGGGACGGGTGCCTGTGTAGGGCGATAGCTCGCCTTTACGGTAGATCTTCTGCCGCTGCTTCTCCCGAATGGTGTGCATCGGCTTAATGACCTCGTGGGCCACAAACATCGCTTCTTCGATGCTGGTAGCAGCCGGGTCGATAACAAACTGGTCCGGGCGCACTGCCTCCACGGGAACGGAGATACGCTCTACTTCCGTGGTATCCCCCGTCGGGCCTGCCTGAAGCTCAGTCTTCTTAGCCACGTTGATCTTTGCGATCCCCGTGCCATAGATAGCACCCATCAAGATGGCGTCGCTGATAGACCGCTGTACCCCGTCAAGGTTAAAGTCCTCAAGGAGCTGGTTGCGGTAGATCACTGCGTCTTCTTTGCTTTCATCGCGGATGTCGTCCGTGATGTCAAACCACGCCTTGCGAGAGAAGATAGCTTCCTCGATCTCGCTGACCGTCATCTCAATGGCCTGGGACAGCGCGGGAGCGATAAGACGGCTGCGCTCGCTGTCCGTATTCTTGTCCTTCTCCGTGAAGAAGCCCCGCCACAGGCGAGTGTACTCGTCCCAGCGAATGCCGTACTTGGTGTCGCGCACGTCCCGTGCGTGATCCACCTTCAGCAGAATAAACTCTGCAAGGCCAGAGAAGCCTTCGTATTCTTGTCGCGCGTCGTTCGGGTTATTGGTTTCCCCGAACTGATTTTGTATCGCCACGCTTTAGCTCCCCTAAAATCGGCTTTGCAGCCTTTAATAACCTGCTACGTCGTCCATTGGCTCCCACTCGTCTTCGACATCAAAGCCGTCGAACCATGGGTCTGCCATCTGATCCACGTACGACACTGCATCAATGAGGTCGTCGTGAGATAAAGGGGACGGAAAGTCTACACACTGGTCTAGGAAGTCTTTGTTCCACGGGGCCTTCAGCAGACTTATGCGACCCTTTTCCGCCCGGCCTTGTAAGGCCCAGGCGATACGGTCTGTCTTTCGCTGATTCCCGTGCGACAATTCCCAGATCGGAAAGTACACCCCCAGTCGATTCATCTCGTCCTCGATATAGGGGGTAACGGCGTTCTTTGCCATGCCCTTCTCAACGCCTAGCTTCACGGGCTTGTAGTCCCGATACGCCTTTACTATCCGAAGTGCGGTCTCTCTAACATCCCACTGACCGTAAATAAGATCGGCAACACACCATCCGCCAGCGTGATTAAGGATCACTGCGATAGCGTGGTCGTCGAGCTTCTTCACCTTGCGCCCTCCCTCGGTTTTACTGAAACCGGCGAGGTCGATTGCTACGTAATAATCCCCCGGGTAGGGGACACTCTCCACGATGTCGAACATATCGCGGGTAAGGACAATACCGCCTCCCGACTCGAATGATGTCCATGGACTTGTAGGTCCACGCTTTCCATGCAGGGTCTTCCGTTTGCATGGCGTGTGCCCACAACTCGTGGAAGTGGTTCTTGCCGTCGGGGGTGCCGATAAACAGCGCTCCCCCTTCGGCCCGAGCCAAGGCGGGGCGGATAATCATCTGCCACACCTCTTCCTTCATAAAAGCGTACTCGTCCATGACTACGTAACTAAGGCCAACCCCACGCAAACTGTCGGGGCGGTCTGCACCCTTGATCGAGATGCGGCGACCGTTGACTAGCGTGAGCACGCCCTGGTTCTCGTATTTCTGAGCTATGAGTTCAGATCCAAGCTCCTTCAGGAGGGGCCACAGGATCTTCTTCCCCTGCTCGTACGTCGGCGCGACGTAGTACACTTCTTCTAGCGCAAGGTCTACTTCTACCCCGTCGCTTCGCACCTTGGAGTTCTTCGCCGCTTCTACGAATAATGTCACGGCTGCAAGATACGATTTCCCGAAACGACGGCCAGCCGCAACGACCTTAAAGCGGCTGGGGTCTTCAAAAATATCAAGCTGGTGCTTGTGAAGACTGATATTCAC